ATGACCGTCAGCAGCAGCACCAGTAGGGTACAGTTTAACGGCAATGGCTCGACCACTGTCTTTGCTTACTCGTTCAAGATCTTTGACCAGGATGACCTGACCGTCATCGTGCGCTCGGCCACTGGCACTGAGACTGTCAAGACGATCACCACGCACTACACTGTAAGCGGTGTCGGCAACGCAGGCGGCGGCAACGTCACCATGCTGACGGCGCCGGCATCTGGTGAGACGCTGACCATTCTGCGCGAGCAGGATCTGGTGCAAGAGCTGGACCTGGTTGAGAACGATCCGTTCCCGGCTCAGTCGCTGGAAGATGCCTTGGACAAGCTGACGTTCATCGTGCAGCAGCATGACGAAGAGCTGGGCCGATCGATCAAGGCATCGCGCACCAACACGATCGGCTCGACCGAATTCACTGTGTCGGCTGCATCGCGGGCCAACAAGATCTTCGCCTTTGACAGCGCCGGCGAGCTGGCGGTCACCCAAGAGCTTGGCACCTATCGCGGCAACTGGGCATCCGGCACAGCTTTTGCGCAGCGCGACATCGTCAAGGATACGTCGAACAACAACATCTACATCTGCGTGACGGCGCACACCTCCACTGGATCTCAGCCGATCAGCAGCAATACTGACGTGGCGAAGTGGGCGCTGCTTGTGGATGCGGCATCAGCCACGTCGTCTGCATCAGCCGCAGCGGCATCTGCTTCGGCGGCTGCTACGTCTGAGACCAACGCGGGCAACTCTGCCACGGCTGCGTCTGGATCTGCCAGCGCTGCGTCTTCGTCAGCCTCGGCTGCATCGTCTTCTGCGTCTGCAGCCAGCGCGTCTGCCAGCGCTGCCCTGGCGGCGCTTGACAGCTTTGACGATCGATACCTTGGCGCCAAGACCAGCGATCCGACGCTTGATAATGACGGCAACGCCCTGGTTGCCGGCGCTCTGTACTTCAACTCTGTTGACGGCGTGATGAAGCTTTACACAGGCTCAGCCTGGGTGGCCGCCTATGTTTCCGGCGTTGCCTCTTCGATCGGCTTTACGCCTGCAGGTGCCATTGCGGCCACGAATGTGCAGACGGCCATTCAGGAGCTGGACACCGAGAAGGTTCCGCGCACATCGACCACTGGCGCTGCGGTTATCCCGTCAGGCACTGAGGCTGAGCGGCCCACGCCTGCAACTGGTCAGCTTCGCTTCAACACCGACGCCACATCCTTTGAGGGCTATAACGGCACCGAGTGGGGATCGATCGGTGGCGGCGCTACGTCTGACGCAATCTATGAAAACTCAGCCACGATCACTGAGAACATCACGATTGTCACTGGTCGTAATGGAATGTCCACTGGCCCTATTACCGTCAATTCTGGTGTGACCGTCACGGTCGAATCCGGCGCAAGATACGTGGTACTGTAGACCATGAAAAAGCGCAGCGCAGAAGAACTGGAACACATCGCAGCATCGTGGGAAATGCGCGATGGCATTCTGGTGTGGAAACGCAAAGCTGGTGGTGGAAAAGCCATCGGTGACCCGGTCGGACTGACCACAAGAAAGACGGGTCACCTGCTTTGCTTCTTGTACTTTTCTGGCAAGAACGTCGGATACTCTGTCGGGCAGATTGCTTGGTTCCTGTACACGGGTGAGTGGCCAACGGCGGAAGTTGACCACACGGACTGCAACCCGCAGAATAACAACCGCGAGAACCTGCGCTTGGCCACAAGAATTGAGCAGTGCAGAAACCGCATTGCAGGGAAGGCGGGTCGCCCCAACAAGGGTGTCTATAAGCGAGATTACGGAGACCGTTGGATGGCGCACATTGTTGAGAACGGCAGGTCCAAGTACTTAGGTACGTTCTCGTCTGAGGCGGAAGCGGTGGAAGCCCGCAAGCTGGCCGCAAGTAAGCTGCATGGCGAATTTGCCAACACTCAATCGTATGAGGAGATCGCCGCATGAGCAAAATCGCACTCACGCCCAACGCTTCCGGCACCGGGACATTCACTGTCGCCGCCCCCAACTCAAACTCGGATCGGACGCTGACGCTGCCGGATGCGACGGGGACTGTGGTCCTTGCTGATGCCACGCAGACATTGACGAACAAGACGATCCAAGGCGGGGCAATCACGCTCGGCACGGCTGTAGCTTCCACCTCTGGCACGGCCATTGACTTTACGGGCATCCCCTCGTGGGCGAAGCGTGTGACTGTGATGCTGAGTGGGGTGTCGTTTGCATCATCCCCCGGCGTTGTCCAATTTCTTGTTGGAACTTCTGGCGGCTTTGCGTCGTCGTATTCTGCCGCGCTTACAAATGCGAGCGGATTCAACACAGAAAGCACAACGGCTGGTTCTTTGTCTACATTTCCAGTCGGAGGAAACGGAGTAACTCACGATGGGACAACCACATGGAATGGCCGCATTGTCCTGAGTAACCTTACCGGAAACACTTGGGTTATGAATGGATTTCTTGCAACAACTGGAACTGGAACGTCCTCCAATATCTTCGGTGGCGCTGTGGTCCTTTCTGGTGTCCTTGATAGGGTAAGGCTCACTAATCAGCTTGCTGTAGCCTTCGACGCTGGCACCATCAACGTATCGTGGGAGGGCTAACTGATGTCCGAAATTCGCGCAAACTCGATCACCAACGTAGCTGGCACTGGTGCGCCTAACTTCCCGAATGGGGCAAGTGGTGCCTTCGCTACCAACGTGCAGGAGTTCACCTCGTCCGGCACTTGGACGATGCCAGCCAACGCCAAGATCGTCTACGTCGAGATTTGGGGTGGTGGTGGTGGGGGCGGTTCTGGTCGTCGTGGTCCCAATACTGATCCGGTAAGTGGCGGTAGCGGTGGTGGCGGTGCGGCTGGCGTCTTCTATCAGTTCCGCGCAAGTGAATTGACCTCTACCGTTTCTGTGACCATTGGCGCAGGAGGAACGGGTGGGGCGGCGGTTACGGTAAATGCCACCAACGGAAACAATGGAACCGACGGCGGAAACAGCACTTTTGGCGCATTTCTACAAGGAACTGGCGGGGGCTTGGGCTCTGGCGGGACTACTACCGCAGTGGCCGGGGGGACTGGTTCTGGCTGGACACAAATTTCTCAAAATGCCCCCATTACGGCAGTTGAACCTTTGTCTCCATATGCGGGTCGGGCTGGTGGTGGTTCTTATTATGGCTACAACGTCTTTGGTGGGGCTGCTGGTGGTTTTACATTTAACGGCAACAACGTCGCTGCGGGTGGCGACATCTTGAAACCCGGAACAGGGGCTGCTGGCGGTGGCGGCGGTGGTGGCTTCAATGGCACAACACTTGCAAATGCTGGAATTGCTGGAGTGCGCTGGGGATCAAACATCATTGCGCCAGATAGAACTGGCGTTGGTCTCGGCGTAAACGGCGCAGCAGGATCAGGCTTCGGCAATGGTGGCGCTGGCGGTGGTCACGGACGTACAGCTAACGCAGGCAACGGTGGCGCAGGTGCTACTGCCGCAGGCGGTGGTGGCGGCGGTGGTTCTGCCAACGGCTTTACATCCGGCGCAGGCGGCGCAGGCGGCAACGGCTTCTGCCGTGTAACGACATACTCTTGAGGAGACTGACATGAAGTTTGCAATCATTGAGAATAATGTCGTCACCAACGTGGTTGTGGCTGACGAGGCGCTCGAAAGTAACTGGGTCCAGACCGATCAGGCTGGCCCCGGTTGGCTCTACGACGGCTCCAGCTTCTCGCCACCGCCTCCTGTTGTCCCGACCAAGGCGGAGCAGGAAGCCAAGCGCAAGGCGGCATACACCGCAGAGGCTGACCCCCTGTTCTTCATGAGCCAGCGCGGCGAGGCCACTGTCGAAGAATGGCAGGCCAAGGTCGCTGAGATCAAGGCGCGCTATCCCTACCCGACCGAGGAGATCTAAGCCATGTCAGTCGTTATTAACGGAACTACGGGCATCGACTCGCCGGGATATGACGGAACGGTTGATGGATCAAACCCCGTTGGGTTCCGCAACCTTCCTCCTGTCGGCACCAAAACTACAAGCTACACTTTGCAGATTGCTGATGTTGGGAAGTATGTTCAGGTCGGAAGCGGCGGAAGCGTGACTGTCCCAGATGCTACTTTCTCAGAAGGAGACGCTGTAAGCATCTTTAACAACACGTCTGGTAACATCACGATTACTTGCTCAATCACCACGGCGTACATCGCGGGCGCTAACTCTGATGTGTCTTCTGTGACGCTGGCCACACGCGGTGTTGCAAACGTCTTGTTCATTAGCGGCACCGTTGCTGTTCTCACAGGGAACATAAGCTAATGTCTGGGATCACGCAGGCTTTTGTCGGCGGCACCCATGCGGCGCCAAGGTTTGAATTTGCCGTCTCCACCAATCAGACAAACTTTAATTTGGCCACCGCTGCCACTGCAGCAGGCTGGAACGGTTCGTCAAAAATTTCAGTGACCGTCAACTCGGGAGTGATTATTAGCTCCAATAGTACAGGAACCGCCGCGTTTACCGTTGGAAGTTCTGTCCCTTCCGGCTCTCAGCTTATTAACAACGGGACCATCGTTGGTATGGGCGGCTATGGTGGGGGCGGTGGTTGCTCTGTCTCGTTTGGTTCGCCGGGTGAGGCCGGAGGAACAGCGCTTGCCGTTCAGTCTCCTATTTCTGTCACGAACAACGGAACACTGGCAGGTGGTGGCGGTGGCGGTGGAAGTAGCGGAAGTCAGGCGAACACTGCATTGACACGCGCATGGTTTTCTGGACCCGGTGGCGGCGGAAGGTCTAGCTTTGCTGCCAACTCGGCAGGCGGCTCTGGCTGTAGCTACACAGGCGGTTCTGGGACGTATTCTAGCGCAGGTGGTGGGAACTTAAGCTCACCATTCGGTGGAGGGTATAGCACTCAACTTGTAGGCGGCAGCGGCGGTGATTGGGGGGCTACAGGTTCCGCTGGGCAGACGGGTGGAACTGGAAGCGGATTCTATGCCAACGGTGTATACGGCACTGGCGGCGCTGGCGGCGCTGGCGGCTCGGCTGTTTCTGGAAACTCAAACGTCACATGGGTGACAACTGGAACTCGATTTGGAGCGCTGACATGACACAATTCACCTACGCCTACGAGATTACCTCGGTAGACCCAGAACACAAAGTGATGACGGTTGTTTACACCTCAGACACTTTTGGCACTTTAGAGGTGTGCGCCAGATTGCCGTATGAAGGCGAGTCCCTTGAAACTGTTCTGTCCGCATACTCTCCTGCCGCTGGGTGGGCCAGATCGCTGCTTCCTGTTGCATCTGTATCCGCAGGAGTTTCAGGGGAGTTGACTTACACGTCTTCCGCAGATGGTGACGTAGCTTATGTTGCGGAGTAAACCATGAGCAACGAGATGCTCCTGAACATCGGCCTGTCCACGGTCCTTGCCATCTTCGGCTGGATACTCAAGAGCCATGTGGACGAGGTAAAGCGGCTGCAAATTCTGCTCAACCGCACTCGCGAAGACTATGCCACGCGGGCCGACGTTCATTCTGACATCAACCGGGTGCTGGCGCGGATCGACACCTTGGACCAGAAGATGGATCGACTATTGCAAGGAATGGCAAAATGAGACTAGCACTCGTCCTCTTGGTCGCTGGCTGCGGCCCTGTTACTGTGTCCTCGGTGGCTTACACAACGGCCTGCCCCAAGGGAGACCGCCAGTGCGAGATCAGACAGAACGCAGAGACGCTTTACTACATGGCGCACGGCGACGCGGCCAACGAGCTGCTTTGCTCTGGCGACACGCGGGATGTTATGGGGGCGCTCTGCTCTGTCTACTGACAGCCACCGCCAGCGCCCAAGTCAGCGGTGATCTGAACACCAACAGCGGCAACACAAACTCCACCATCGACAGCGGCAACGTCTCCACCAGCGAGACGAAGAACTACAACGGCTCAGGTTCTGCGCCGTTCAGCACGCCTGTGCCGACTGCTGCTGCACCGACAGTCATGGGCGGCGGCGGCAATGATAGCTGTCTTATCCCGACGCAGAGCGCCTTCCAGATCAGCATACTCGGTCGCGCCAAGGGCAGCATGGAGCAAGACCCTGAGTGCAATCGGCGCAAGGATGCGAGGCTGCTCGGCACACCGCAGGAGCAAGGCGGGCTGGGCCTGCAAGTCAGCGGCATCTCGGTCATGTGCGACAACCCGGCAATCTACAAGGCGATGGCTTTGGCATCAACGCCCTGCCCGATTTATAGCATTGAGACGGGCAAGCTGCTGGTAGGCCGAGAGGGCTATCTGGCCATGCGTGACAGGCCCCACATTTATGTGGTAGGATACGCCCAAGATCAGTCCTTCTGGGACACCTTCCTGATGATCGGAGAGGAACTGCCCGATGTCCTACCTGAAACAAGCAGCGGCCCTACTCTGTCTGAGCGTTTCCGCCGCTCACGCCGATCCGACGATGACGGACCTACAGGGGTCGGCCCAGACAATCCTTAACCAGCTTTCTGCGGCGCAGGGTCTAACGGCTGGCGCAGTCTACAGTGCTGGCCAAGGCGACATCCTTGCTCCCGGCATCATGCAGACGGCGACCATCACTGAGCAGATGCGGGTTGATTACAACGCTGATGTGCAGGGGGTGATCGACGCGACGTACTACAACGCCGAACTCCTGTTTCAGGATAACTACATTGCAACGATGGCAAATCTCGATACGGCTGTCGATCAACTCGTTACCGCAACTGCGGTTTTGATGGAGGTGCAAGCGGTTGCCAACATGGCTGCCAACGCCGACACGGTGCAGGAGCAAATGGCCGTGCAGGCCGTCTTGTCCAGCAACGACATGACCATCACGGCTGCGGACGTGAGCAACTACAATAACGCTCTCGGCGCTGTGCAGTCCTACGCCCGCGATGCTGGTGCCTTCTTGGCTGCCTCGCGCAACACGACCATGACCAGTTCGGTGGACAGCCTCGCGGCAACCACAAGCACAAGCCTGTACGGTGCTAATGTGGCCTATTCTGCCACGGCTGACATCATGAATATCAGCGCGGGGCAGGTCTTCGGCATCGGCCTGCAAGGGCTGCTTGGCGCTGACACTGTGACGCTGGCCGACGTGTACGCTGCGGGCTACGGTTCGTGAGCGAGGAGGCTGAAACCACTGGCCTGCGGATCGCGGGCTTTGACGTGAAGGGATGGTGGTTCGCCGCCGCCCTGCCCGTCCTGTCTGGTATCAGCGGCACGATCTACTACGGCTACGATGTGGTCAATCGGTTCTGGGGCGTGGAGGAAAGCGTTGCCGAAGTTCTGGATGTGGTCAGCC